TCATGGTCATTTAACATATGAAGTTCACGTATTGTGGCATTCATGTTTGCCCTTCTTCGTATTAATTCTGCTACGTCTTTAATCCAACTCATATAATACCTCATACACTCGTTTATCTACATGACTTTTGTAAGTTGTGTCCATATTCTTATCATTACATTTTGCATATACGATTTGTTTAAATTCTAATGGAGTACTAAAGTCACCTAAAAAGTAGACATCTCTAATAATCTCATCTATTTCTGTTTCTATTCTTTTAAACCCACCCATTAGGTGTATTCCTTTATAGCCCTATCAAGTTGTTCTATACGCATCTCTGCATATCTCATGACTTTCTTAAGATCTGTTATCTCTGATCCAATTTCGTCCTCACCATCATAGAGTTTGTAACCTGCCCTCATAGCATACTTGATTATGTTGCCAGTGTGGAAGGGTAAGTGGTTATCCATTATGAATGTTATAGGTTCTATTTTCCACATTGTATAGTGTGGTGGTTCTTTTACTATGTCTGACATTTAATGTCCTTTCTCTAAGTTCCTTATAGGAGAGTGTAATCTCCTTGTTAAATCCGACCCTCGTGGTCGGATTATTTAGTAATAAGAGGTAATAAATATGTCTAAAGAGGTTCATCCAAATAGCCTTAAAAATTTAGCTCCTTCTTTCACAAAAGAAAATGCCCGTGAAATGCAATTAAAATCTGCTGCTTCTCGAAAGGCATCCAGTGATGCAAGGCAAGCTTTAAAACTAACCATGAAAGACTGGAAGAAATACAAAGAAGATGTATTGGATCAAGTAGATATGAATTCTTTAGATGTTCTCAAAGTTCTTATGTTCAAAGCTCTACAAGATGAAGACTTTGACACTGCCAGTGACTTAGCTGCCAAGGTAGCTGAGTATGAACAACCTAAACTACAAAGGAGAGAACTCCAAATAGAAGAGATTGGTGCAGACACGCTGTCTGACGAAGAGCTTGACAGTAAAATCAGAGCTCTCCGAGTAGTCTAGCAGATTCTGCAAGAAGCCGATCCGCTTTGTCGGAGTTTTGTCGGACCCCAAAAAAAATAAGTTTTGTCGGTTTGTCGGATATACAAAAATAACACCCAAAGACTCAATGAGAGTCTTTGGGTTTTTTTATTTATCTTTTACTAGCAGATATAATCAATAAGACTGTAAGAACAAACAGAAGCAGATTCATCATCTGTTATCACCAGAGCCTTGCAGTGTACCATTCTTAGCACGTTCTGATAGTTTGTATAAGTTTCTAGCAGCAATATCATCTAAGTTTAAGGCTGTATCAGCTTCTAGATAATGAGCAAGCACTGCAATATACCACAGTACATCACCAAGTTCGTCTGCAATACCATCATAGGAGTTACCATCACGAATACATTTCTTGATTTTGTTTGCAACCTCTCCAGCTTCTCCACATAGTCCTAGACTTAGGTATGCTATTGCTAGAGTTGGGTCTTTATCTGGGAAGATTGCAGTTTTTAGTGCTTGAGATTGGTATTGTCCAAAGTACATTGACATATTCTTCTCCTATTTAGTATTTCTTTACTTTTTCTATGATAGTCACAACATCATTGGTTGTATAACAGATACGACAGTCTTGACACTTTTGACCAGTGCAGTTCTGTCTGTCCATATATTCATCTGCTAATACATTATTGAATGTTTTATCAAAACCTTTAGGAGGTTTGGACATAATGTGTGACTTTTTAGGATTTGAGTAGATGAGATTTAAGTTGGTTGGTTTAGTATTGTCACGTAACCAACGGAATACAATATCTACACGTTTAGTCCACAGAGCAAAGGTACACCAAGGATTATCAAGAGCAATAGCCATAAGGTTTTGCATATGTTGATCGTTGATGAGTTCACCATGAGCAGAGAAACGAAACACTGCATCATTTATTCTGGGAATTTCTTGTGGTTTTAAAGGACGAGATGAGAGTAAGTCACTATTACGTTGAAGTGCTGGTGCCATGTTCTTACGATAGCCTTTGAGCATGGTGTGACTGTAGCAATCTCCACAGATATTATCTGTTTTATTACCTACTGCACGTTCATTTTGAAAAACGCAGTAGTCATTAGTGAGAGTGTTAGTACTGATAGCACGAAAACCCTCAAGTTTACCTGTCATTTTTGAGATATGAACAGCCTTTCCCATGTTAGTCCTTTCTATTCATTAGAATTAAATTAACTTCTATTTTGAAATCTGAATCAATTTCCATTTGACTTAGTTTGTGCACAGCTAAATCAGATAGCCATTTGTTTTCTCTTTCTGATAAATCGTATTCTGGGATAAGTCTCATATACTCTTGACCCCAATCATTAGTCATCATCATCATCTATATCCTCTCCTTCATCAGGTTCCCATTGATCATGTACTCCATTAACGAAAGAACCTTCAAACATACCACCTTCATCTTGATAGTCAGCATCTACATGAATTCCAAGTTCTTGTAAGTGTTCCCATACATGGATAGGTGGACCCCAAGCAGTCCAACAGTTGAAGGTTACAAAGTAATCATCTTTTGAATGATCTGGCAATGCTGTTCCTGTTATAAATTCAGGTAAGACGTTACCATCTGTATCCCATGAGGAATCATATATTTCTACTTCTGCTACATCCCATTTACAACCCCAGTTTTCTACTCGCCAATCATACCATTCAGCATTGAAGTTACCATTTTCATCTTCAAAGTATTTATTCATTTCAAATGGCATTGGTATGATTAGTTGTAATAGTTCTGGTTCATTCTTTCCGACAACTGATTTACGCAGTTCATCGTATATTATCCTCATAAGGTCCATAGAACCAGTTAGTGTCACTTGTTGATAACAATGATTAGGCATTACGACTCTCCGATCTTTTAATTGAAGTTGTATATACAGCATCTTTTAGTGTTTTATCAATGCCAAGTTTAATCACTTTATCAAAAGCTGTTTCCTTATCATATGCTGGAATTACAAATGTTTTTGTGATTGTGATAGTTACGTCATAGTTACTCATCTTCCTTTTGATCATCTGTATCTCCAAGGAATCCGTGTTCGATTCCATATTTAGCATATAATACTTCTAATCCACTAAAGATAGCTAATGCATCGTAGTCTTCGTTACATTCCATGTCTATTTCGTATTCATCGTTAGTGCCTATGTACATTACGACATTAAAGAGTTGTGCAATTCTACGATATTCCACAACTCTTTTTTGTTTTTGAAAGTCTATAATGTTAGACATCAGCCAATTCAGCCAGAGTTTCTTTCTCATCTTCTAGCACATCAGATGCGTGGGCCATGTCTTTTAACACAAAGCCAAGATCAACGAATAGAGACTCTGCTTCTATACGAGGAAGTATCAATGCCCTTTCCGCTATCTCAATTACTACATCACCTTCTGCAGTCCAGAAGATATTGTGTAATTGAGAGCCAGCACTATGGTTATCTGTCATTATTAGTTGAAACCTCTTAGTTTAATTACATTTCGAATACGATCTACTGTAGCTATGGATAGTTTTGTACGTGATACAAACTGTCCTGATTCTACATCACGAGCGACAGAAAGGTATCCTTGGTGATTAGAGAATGATCCTACTGGTTTACCATACCGTTTTGTTGTTCGGCGAAATTGTAAATTGTTACGTCCGATTGGATTTACTGTTGTCATTACGATAGCCTTTCCTGACTAATAAAGTTATGGTCGTTTGAGTATTACAGCTATGAGAACATATATTGCCATAGCTAGATATATTATAAATGAAATATTAATTGCCTCTAGAATTTTGAGTGCGCTTTGTCGGTCCTCACCAAGTCATACTAAAAAATCTCTTAGAGATTTTTTAGTTTCTTAAAGTTCCCGATAGGGTACTTTTCTTTTTAAAATATAGATGTATCCGAAGGATGCAATCTTCTTAAATTCGCCCCCTGTGGGCGAATTGCTAAAAGTCTCCTTGAGGACTTTTTTATAATTGTATCCCCTCTTGGGGATTCCTTTCTTAAAAAAAATAGATCCCAAGAGAACCTTTCAGTTCTCTTGGGATTTAATTACATTTGTGGATCTAAGTTAATCGTATGTGTTCCAGAGAGTCTACTAACTTAAATTCTTTTAGCTACAGACTCACACGCAGATCCTTATCTGGAAATAAGGCACCTAGAACGGCTAATATCTCATTCAAAAGATAAACAGCGGGGAGTGTGACTTAGATCCACAAATATAATTAATGTTGAGCAGTTTATAGATATGCTCAGATCTTAAGACGTATTAGAATAAATCGGCAGCTTCATTTGGACTATCAGTGGGTGTAATAGAACCACCACCAACAATATCAAATTGCATTTCGTTAGCACTACCAGTGTACTCAACTAAGTCTGTTACTTGAACAGCTGTGAGTGAACTGAAGATACCTTTACGTCCAGCTGTATCGTATGCCAATTGGTACAATATAACATTGATAGTAGAACCATTACCGATTTTACTTGCATCTATGTTTTTATTATTACCATCAACAACCCTAGGTGGACCATTAGGCTCACCATTTGCTCGTAGTTCATTACGCTTTAAGGATACGTACTTGATACCATCTGCATCTGTTTTGACATTTAGGTGATTATCTTCAGCATACTTTGCAGCTTCTGCTGTTTTGAATTTTGCTTTACATTCGTACTGTCTTTTTCCTGGAGTTAAGCCCTCTTTTGGAGTGACAAACCTAGGGAAGTCGCAAGTTACATCTTCAAGTTTTAGATTACGTGGAGTGAATTCCATAGTTATATTCCTTTATATGGATTTAGATGATTTAGTCTTTAAAAGTTCGGCCCCTGTGGTCGAACCCCTAAAGGATTTTACTTACTAGGACGATTTCCTATAAGTACCTGATAGTGATCCCAAGCATACCATATGCAAAAGATCAACCAACCTGTAATGAACAGCCACTCTAGCCAGAACATTACTTGAAGTATCCTAAGATTTCCTCAACGTAGTAAGTTGCAGTTGTTTTATTCATTTGAGGATACTTAGCCATAGTAGCTTTAATAGCTTCATTTTTATTAGTTGCCATGTTAGTTATTCCTTCTCATATGATCTTCAGCTCTTGTTATAGCTGTTACTAGTTCTTGCGCTGATAAATTCTGATGTACTTGGTCAGGTTCTT